AATCGTGGCAAGTGAACTAGTGGCACTAGACCAGGCTGAACTGCGTAAAGTATTCAAGGCGCTCAAAGGTATGACGGATGAAGCAAAAGATGAAGCGAAACGCCAGTCGGGAGCGCTGGCGGAATTTGCTCGATCAGAGATCATCCAGACGGCTAACTCAAGGCCAAGCCGAGCAGTTGCAGGACGTATTGCAAGCGGAGCGCGTGTTAAGAAGTCAAGCCGTATTGGTGAGATCACTTATGGATTCGCTTCTCAAAAGTTTTCAGGCGGAGCATCGACTAAGGACATCTGGGGCGGTTCTGAATTCGGTTCTAACAAATTTAAGCAGTTCCCAGTCTGGTCAGGCCGAGAAGGTCGAGGCTCTAAAGGCTGGTTTATCTATCCAACATTACGCAGGATTCAACCTGAGATAGTCGCTAAGTGGACTGCCTCATTCGATAAGATTTTAAAGGAGTGGACATAATGGCCTCAACATCCAGAGCCTTAACCCTTAAACTCCTTGCAGACGTTGATAACTTTACTAAGGGTCTTAATAAGGCCGATAACAATGTTACTTCCTTTGGTAGCAAGGTAACTGATTTCGGCAAGAAGGCAGGACTAGCCTTTGCGGTTGCTGGAGCCGCCGCAGCCGCTTACGCTGGCAAATTAGCCATCGATGGGGTTAAGTCTGCAATCGCAGATGAAGCCGCTCAGATACGTTTAGCAACATCTCTCAAGAACGTGACTGGTGCCACAGATGCTCAGATCAAGGCTACCGAGACTTACATTCTTAAGACTTCACTAGCCAAGGGCGTCACAGACGATGAACTTCGTCCAAGCCTTGACCGTTTAGTTAAAGCAACCAAGTCACTCGAAGAAGCCCAGAAGTTACAGGCTATAGCGATCGATGTCGCAGCAGGTAGCGGAAAAAGTTTAGAAGCCGTCACAAATGCCATGGCTCGCGCAGCTGAGGGTAATACTGCATCACTAGGACGTTTAGGAATTGGTCTTTCTAAGGCCGAACTAGCGTCAATGAGCATGGAAGAAATTACTGCCAAACTTGCTAAGACATTCGAGGGTCAAGCCTCAAAGCAGGCAGATACATTCCAAGGCAAGTTGGATCGTCTCAAGATCGCCTTTGATGAAGGCAAGGAAACTGTCGGCGTATTCATTCTTGATGCCATTACTCCATTGGTTGATTTCATCGTCCAAAAGGTAGTACCGGGCGTCCAGATGTTTGTTGATTCAATTGGTGGAGAAAAGGGAATTAGCAATGCCCTAAACGGATTTGTCTCAGCTGCTAAGTCGATCTTCATTCCAGTCTTCCAAGGTATCCAATTTGCTTTTGATAAGATTAAAGGCGCAGTATTAGATAACAAGGAAGAGTTTAAACTTTTAGTAGAGTTCCTTCAAAAGTATGTTGCCCCATTCCTAGGCGGAGCATTTAAGCTTGCCATTCAAGGAATTGGTCTCGCTATCAGCGCAGTCGTTGATGTAGTCGGAGCCCTTATTCGTGGATTCCAGACAGTCATCAGCCTAGGCTCAAAGATCGGCGGTTTCATAGGTGGAGCCTTTGGCGGGGGTCGAGCAACTGGTGGCCCAGTAATGCGCGGAACAACTTATCTCGTAGGAGAACAAGGCCCAGAACTATTTACACCTTCAAGTAGCGGAAGCATTATCCCAAACAATGCTTTGGGTAGAGGCGGTCAAACAATTAACCTGACCGTCAATGGAGCCATCGATCCTGAAGGCACAGCCCGAACAATCGTAAATATATTAAACAATTCGGCGGCCAGAGGCACACTAGGCGCTGGGGCATTAGTTAGCCCATGACCGCTTATACCCCTAGTTATAAAGTCCTTATAGATGGCATTGAACTGACTGAGGTTACAATCGCCGATATTACAATTACTTCAGGACGTACCGACATTTACCAGCAACCCGTTGCCGGATATTGCCAGTTGCAGTTACTCAATTTTAATAATTCAAGTTACGACTTCACCGTAGGAACTGGCTTGACCGTTGAGGTGACTAATTCAATTGGAACTTATATCCCTATTTTTGGTGGATTGATTTCAGACTTTACCATTACAGTCAATAGCGCAGGAGATCGAGCTTACACAACGGTAGCCAGCATTACTGCCCTAGGAGCGCTATCTAAACTTCCCAAGATCATCGACGCTGGAGTATTGTCTCAAGACCAAGACGGCGACCAGATTTATACCCTTTTATCAGGTTACTTGCTTGGGTCATGGAACGATGTGCCACCAACTGAGACTTGGGCTAATTACAACCCAACTGAGACTTGGGCAAACGCCGTTAATATCGGACTAGGCGAAATCGACCGTCCAGGTGATTACGACATGATTTCACGATCTTCTAGCAATACCGACCTTTATTCGCTAACTACGGCTATTGCTAATTCAGCCTTTGGCGTGATTTACGAGGACGCAAACGGCAATATTGGTTATGCAGATCAAACGCACCGTCAGGATTATCTAGCTGCTAATGGGTATACAACCCTAGATGCCAACCACGCCAATGGCATAGGATTGTCTGCAACTACCCGTGCCGGTGATCTTAGAAACTCATTTACTATCAATTACGACAACAACGCTAATCAGACCTATACGGCTACCGATTTAGTTAGCCAAGCCAATTATGGCGTTTACGCTGAAAACTACACTTCACGTATTAAGAATACTGTTGACGCTGAGGCGCTTGCCGATCGATACATCGAGCTTCGAGCTAATCCTTATCCTAAATTCCAAAGCATTACATTCGTGCTTGGTAATCCTGAAATCGATAATTCAGACCGTGACGCTCTCATAAACATATTTTTAGGCCAGCCAGTCTGGATTCAGAACCTACCGCCTAACATTACTGGCGGATCATTTCAAGGCTATATCGAAGGTTGGACTTTTAAGGCCAGCCTGAATAATCTCACCGTAACATTCAACGCTTCTCCTGTGAACTTCTCCCAAGTTGCGGTAAAATGGGAACAGGTAAACGCGGCAGAAGCCTGGAATACACTTAACACAAGCCTAACCTGGCTAGATGCGATTGGAGTAGTAGCGTAATGGCAACAACAACAACTAACTTTGGATGGGATATTCCTCAGTCCACAGACCTAGTAAAGGATGGCGCTACCGCTATTGCGGCACTTGGTCAAGATATCGACACGGCTTTAATTGATCTTAAGGGCGGAACGACAGGACAAGTATTGGCTAAGGCATCGGGTACAGACCTAGATTTTTCATGGGCAACCCCCAGCGTCGGAAAAGTTGCTCAGGTTCTATCAACCTTGAAGACTGATACATTTTCGACGACATCAACAAGCGCCGTCTCAATTACAGGATTAAGCCAATCCATTACCCCTTCACTATCCACAAGTAAAGTTTTAATTATTGTCTCACTAGCTGCTGGAGTATCAAACACAGACGGTGACGCTGCATTTTTCCAATTGACTGGCGGAAACAGCACAACTTACGTGGGAGACACTGCTGGCAGTCGTCGGAGAACGGTGCATTGGGTTCGCCGAGACGGATCAGGTGGTCAAGCAATCGCATCAACAAACATGCCAATGACCATGGTTTATCTCGATTCACCTGCAACAACGAGTGCGGTTACTTATCAAGCTCAGGCTTACATTCATCAGGGAACTGCTTACGTAAATCGTTCAGGCGTGGATAACAACGATGGATCTAATGGTCGCTCAGCTTCAACGATTACAGTAATGGAGATACTCGCATGATTGATTATGCAACTATTTTAACAGTCAAATACAAAGGGACAGAATGGACGCTCGACGGAGACAATTATTCTGGCCTTAACTGGATTTCAGAAACCCCTAAGCCATCAAAGAAAACACTTGACGATCTTTGGGAATCAGTAAAAGCAGAAATTGAAGCTGAAAAGACCGCTAAAGTCGATCTTAAAGCATCTGCAATTGGCAAACTTGCCGCGCTTGGACTTACAGAAGATGAAGCGAAAGCCATTATTGGATGAAGCCAGTTTTATGCAAGGCCGGGCAACAGTTACGCGAACAGTTCGATGACTCCTTTCCAGATCGTGATAGGCGTTCCGATGGCTGGATCGGCGATCTCCGTCATTCAACGCGTCCTAGTGACCATAACCCTGATCCAAAGGCTGGGATGGTTGTCCGAGCAATCGACATTGATGCAGATGTATATAAGTCAGGCAAGCCCGACCTCATGCCCGATATTGCAGATCAGATTCGACTCGCGGCCAAGGCTGGAGAGAAGCGTATATCCTACGTTATTTTTCAAGGCAGAATTGCATCGTCTCGCATGGGATGGCGCTGGCGCAAGTATTCTGGAAGCAATCCGCATAACGCTCATTGCCATATCTCTTTCACTAAGCAAGGCGATGCAGACAGTTCGTTCTTTAATATCCCGTTACTAGGAGGCACAAATGGCTGAGTCTTATAATTACACCATTGATCAGGGAGCCGACTGGTTTCTAACTATTCAGTATAAAGATTCTGCTGGAGCCGCTATTAACCTAACAGGGTACACAGCCGCAATGCAGTTTCGCCTAGTCTCTTCTAACAC